TATGATATTACAGAAGTAGATAAACTTACTGAAGAGAGTAGTAAAAAATATTCAAAAGAAGCTATAGATAGATGGCGAACGAATAAAAAAGAATTTCTTGGAGATACTTCTCAAAGGGGTAAAACTATTTCAGAAGTTAAAAAGGCTGCTGAGAAACTAGGACAAGGAGGATCATGGAAAGCCTATAGAGAGGCTGTTGAAAAATTTGATCCTATTGTTCCTTTTGCATCAGCAGGACGAGCTTTTCCGAAAGTACCTACAAATAGAGATATGATATCAGCTTTAGATGCAAATAAAAGAATAAAAGGAATAGTAGGTAAAACAGCTAATATTAGAAAAGGTGATATAGTTCATGCTAGATTAGACATACCAGCTTATGAAAATTTTGATACATGGATAGTTTCATTAAAAGTTCCTTCTATGAAAAAAACTGTATATGGTAAAACCGCTCATTTAAAAGGAATTAAATTTGAAGCAAGCCCTACAAAATCTTATGATATTGCTACAGAAAAACTTAGACCACCCCCTAACACAGAAGCAGCACAAAAAGCGATGGAAACGAAACTTGGAAGAAAAATTACGAAAGAAGAATTTGGGGAATTACGTAAACTACCAGAGCATTATACAAAAACAAGTAAGACTCCTTTTGCAACTATGAAAGGTGAATGGCAAAATACAAATAATAAAGTAATTGAAAATAGAGCAAAGGAAATATTTAAGAATATCCAAGCAGGAAAGGAAACTGAATGGATAGAAGTAGGCTTTAATCCTAAAAGACATGGGTTCTTTTATAGTAAAATAGATGGTCTTCCTGTTACAGAAGCTGAAGAGATTATTCAAGTCGGCCCTCTTGTATTAGCCAAGAAAGCAAATAAAGTAAACTTGGAAGATGTTCCTAATATTAAAGACTTTAAAACAAAAGAAGGTATTACATTTAAACAAGGAGGACAGATCAATACAGGGCTAGCAGGACTAGGTGAGAACATTGTTTATAGACAGGGTGGTGGTGATTTAGGAGATTGGGAAGGAGCAGATATACTTGCAGGATCATTTACAGATGCTGGAGGACAGTTTCAGGAAGGACTAGCCAGCGTTGAAGTTGGTGAAGATCCCGGCAGACGAGCAGAAAGTGAGGAAATAGAAAGAAATGAATGGGGAGATCCTACCACAACGGAGCTTGTAAGTGGTAAAGGTGTAACTGGTAATCCAAAAAATATAGATGGTGATAATCTAGTAGCATTTGCAAATAATTTAACTGAACAGACAGGGATAGAAGTAGTTCCTTTCTATGATGCTATATTTAATTCTAGGGCTGGTAGAATAGCATTGAATGCTATGGTAGATAGAAATAGAGAATTTAGAGGAAAAAAAGGAGTAAAAGGAGAGGAACATTTAGTTGATGTATATTATTTAAATGAAGGCTATAATGATGATGATTTGTCTACTATTCAAGCTGCTATAGATAATGGAGATCTACAAGGAATGGGCATAGAGTTTGCCAATACAATGGAATATGAAGGTCTTAATACTTTTGGTAAGAATATGAGAAGTTCTATGGAAGCATGGACTCCGGGTAAGGGATTATCCAGAGATGCTTACGATCCCGGTATTTTAATTGGAACCGCAAAGTATACTGATGTTGTTTCGGAAAAAAAGAAAGCACTTGCTGCTGAAGCATTTACAGGAATGCTTACTGATGCAGAGCGTGGAGAAACAGTTGGTGATATCTATATGAAATATGAACAAAGATATGGTACAAAGCCCCCGGCAGGGTCTTTTGGATATAATGAAGATTCTAATGCACAGGCTAGAGATGTGGCAGCTTCTCTTGATGAAGCCAGAGGAAAGGGAATGCTTCAAGGTCTTTCTATGATGTTAGGTTTTGGTATGACTACTATACCAAATATTGTATCTTCTGGATATACACTTACTGATAAAGGTACAACCAAAAGTGATAATGTTCATAGTAGAGGCATGGCTCAACTTAAAGAGGCAGTTTCTCCGCTTTTACCAGATTTCTTAACCGATAAAAAAACTGTTGATTTGTCTAACCTTCCCTCTGAATTTTATATACCCGGAGGAGAAGTAAAAACAGATGAGTCTCTCCTAGAACAGGCTGGTGGGAAAATAGGGGAGATAGCAGGATATGCAGAATGGTTAACAAGTCCTGTAGAAAAAGGACTACAGTCTTTATTAAATTGGGGAGGAGAAAATTTAAGTTTAAAGTCAGTTCCTGATTATATGTTGGATAGAGATGCTGCGGCGGCTAGAGAAAAAAGCCTAAGTGAAGATCCTACTCTTAGAGATCGTGTTAGAGATTTTTTACCTTCTGGACCCCCAAGTAAAAGGCCACTACCTTCTGCTAATGTATATGGAGGAGAAAATGTAGTAGAAACCGTTCAATCTCCTTCTACAGAAATTGCTTCATTACCTATAGCACCAGAAGAAAAGAAAGATTTTGGAGGAGCAATGTTGGCAGCTTTAATAGCACCCAAACCTCCACAACAGAATCGTAATAAGGAGTTTCTTGATCGTCTATACTCAACAAATACAAATAATATTTTTACGGCATAATAATTTATTAAACAGGATATACAATGGCAACAGAAAAAAATCCATATGATCGAATACCAGAAGAAATATCTAATGTAGTTCCTATGGCTCCAGCAGAAGAGACATCTCTTGATGCTACATTTCAAGTAGATGAAGATGGTGGAGTTATAGTAGACTTTGCCAGTGAAGATGCGATAATGGAACCTTCGGAAGATATAGCAGAATGGTATGAAGATCTATGTGATACACTGGAAGAAGAAGAGTTAAGAGAAATCTCTTCAGATGTCATAGAAAATTATCAGGCAGATAAGGATTCCAGAGGTGAATGGGAATCTATGTTTGAAAGAGGCTTTGATCTACTAGGTTTAAAGCTTGAGCCGGGATCAGAACCTTTTGAAGGAGCATGTACAGCCGTACACCCACTCCTGATTGAGTCGGCAGTCAAGTTTCAATCCAAAGCTTCTGGAGAACTGTTTCCCAGCAATGGTCCTGTAAAGGCTAACATACTGGGAAAGACAACTGTTGAGAAACAGATGCAAGCTAATCGTGTTCAGAGCTTTATGAACTATCAGCTTACTGAACAGATGCCTGAATACTTTGATGAGTTTGAAAGAATGCTGTTCCATCTTCCATTAATAGGATCAGCATTTAAAAAGATATATTATAGTTCAACGCTTAAACGTCCTGTCTCTGAATTTATTCCCATAGATCAGTTCTATGTGTCTTACTTTGCAACTGATCTAAGGAATGCAGACAGGTATACACATGTTATTTATAAAAGTCCTGTAGAAATACAGAAAGATGTACTGGCTGGTGTCTACAAAGAAGTAGACCTTCCTACTCCTCAACAAACTAATATTACATCTTTCACAGAAAGAATGGATACTATTCTGGGGATATCTCCTTCGGCAGATAAAGATCCCCAATATGTATTGCTGGAACAACATTGTTATCTTGATATAGAAGATAAAGATCAATCTCTTCCCTATATCGTAACAGTAGAACAACAGTCCAGACAAGTACTTAGTATTCGTAGAAATTATGAAGCCAATGATCCGACTATGGAAAAGAGAAGTCACTTTGTCCATTACAGATTTGTTCCGGGTTTTGGTTTTTATGGATTGGGCTTGATACACTTCCTTGGAAATTTAACAATGAGTGCAACCGCTGCAATGAGATCCCTCATAGATGCAGGACAGTTTGCCAATCTCCAAGGAGGTTTCAAGGCCAAGGGACTTAGGATTGTTGGTGACAATGAACCTATTTCCCCCGGTGAGTTCAAGGAGGTCGATGCAACTGGAATGGATTTGTCAAAGGCTATTATTCCTCTCCCCTATAAAGAGCCTTCCTCTACTCTATTCCAGATGCTTCAGTTCGTAGCTAATGCTGGTCAGAAGTTTGCGGATAGCACAGAGCAGGTTATCTCTGATGCTGCCTCCTATGGACCTGTCGGAACAACTATGGCTTTACTTGAAGCCAGTAGTAAGTTCTTTACCGCCATCCATAAACGTATTCATAAATCACAAAGAGATGAATTTAGGATACTA